TCAGATCGCGTATCCCCGCCGCAGATACCGATCACACATCAACTTGTGTATATGCCTTTCCAGATCGCGACGAGTCCAACCCTTGGCCAGGTAGTGGTCTTCGATAACGTGCCAGAACTCCAATTTGCGGGCGGACTCAATCGCTTTTTTTGCGGGAATCCGCTCCCGCGCAATCAGGCTCACGAACTGGCCGAGGAACATCTCGCAGTTGCGCCCGCTAAAGCCCTTGGCGGTCTTGTAATAGCGCCGGTACTCAGCGCGCTCGATCAGCGGATCGCACTCGACCTGTACACGGGCGTCCTGGCTGATCAGGCTCCAGAACGGATCGTAGACCGCCGTCCGGCTCAGCAGCTTGAAGCTTTCACAGGCATAGCCCCACAGCCCTTGCAGATGCGGGCAAAGCCCCTCATAGGTGCGACAGCCCATAACCTCCCCGGAGGCCATCCGCGAGCCTTCGGAGAACTGTTGCACCACCGAGTGATGGAAGCGGAATTCGATGCGCCAGACCGTCTCCAGGGGGTTATAGGCTGGGTCGCCATCGCCGAACGGATCGCCGTTCAGAGACGCCCACACACTTTCCCAATAGTCGAGCTTGTCGGTGGCCCGAGCCTGGAGGGTCTTGTTATAGATCGACAGTTGCAGGCCGTTAGCCGAGCCGAACATGTACGTCTCGCCACGTCCGTAGACCGAGGCGTTGCCGTCGAATTCGATCCGCTCGATACCGCTGATTTGTCGCACCCGACGCGAGCGGCAATGCATGCGGTCCACCAGATCACGAGGCGGTTTCCAGCCCTGTACGTCCAGGGCGATGTGCACAGCGGCTTGGTTGGTTTCGCAGTGACTCAGCACGGCAGCGGCCAAATCATCCAGCACACCCTGGAGGATATGCGGGTCGGCGCCGTCGAGGGCGTGGGGCGATACCTCGATCTTGAGGTGCGAGCCAAGGGTATCGACCTTGATGTTGTGATTCTTGATTAGCAGTATCAGACCCATTTCAGCGTTCTGCAGGCGGTACTGATACCCGGAGTCGCGACCGATCCGCCCCTTGGACCACTCGTAGCCGGCGAACTCGACCACATCCACCGAGAGGTCAAACAGCGCCATCACTTCCGGGCGCAACTTGCCGTTGTACAACTGTCGCACCGTGTCCACGCCGCACCGCAGGATGCGCACGCCTGACAGGTCGGTGAACGCCCCCGTTATGGAATCAACGAAGAGCCGTCCCTTGGGGGAATCCAGCAACTGCCCGTCGGGTTGCAACAGGAGGCGGTTTTGATGAATCGGTTTCACTTTCTTCATGGGCTTACCCAACAATGTCCATTAATGTCCAAAACACAGGGCGTTTATCTGACGTGTTACAGGGGCGTCGGCCGGCCCCGCCGTGGCGCTTGCTCACTCCGAGACGAGCCGTTCGCGCGCGCCCCGGCCAGGCCGGCTACAGCGGCCATACCGGCCCCGTCGGCGTCACCACCACCGCGAAGAAAAAGCCCGCCAGATAGGCCAGGAACACCAGCCCCAGGGCGGCGAAATAGCTTGTCCAGTTCATCGGTTCCCCCTCAGTTGAACGAGCGCGGCAAGCGGCTGGTGTCGGGAACCACCGTCACCCGCACGGCGGCGCTGTTCGCGGCGGCGGACGGTACGTTCGGCGCGGCGGCCTGAGCCGGCGGCGCATTGCCCAAGGCGTTACGCCCCGCGCAGGCGGCATAGCCGGACCAACCGCCCTTGAAGCTCAGTTCCGCGGCGCAGTTGCCCCGCGGCACCACGGCATAGCCGGTGTCGGTCAGGTCGCGATCGGTGAGAGTGAATTCGCTGCCGTCCTGGCCCCGGACGGCGAACAGATAGGTGCGGCGCCCGGAGGCGGACAGCAGGGTTGCCTTGACGATGAAGTCGCGGCCGGCGAAGGGATGGCCTACAGGAGCAGCGCCCGGAACGCCTGAGTACCCAGGTACATCATCAGCAGCATCAGGACCAGCCGCACCAACAGCACGCGCAGCACCCACAGCAGGACCGGCTTGAGCAGGCGCAGCAGTTCCAGCAGCAGGCGGCGATACAGGGTCGCCCATGAGCAGACGAGGTCCGCCGTCATAAACCACAGACCCAATAGCAAGGGCCGGAATTGCCATGAATAGAAGAATCTTAGGTTGTCTAAAAAGGCTCTTGCCGGCGATGGTGTCGGTGACGGAGCCGGTGGCTGTCGATTCATAGAGGGCGAAGGTCTCCTGGCGGATTTTCTTGATCTCGACGATCACGTCGCGGGCCGGCGGTTTGTTGTCCTGCGCCGAGTGCTGGCTTTCCTTGTAGCGGCCCCGAATGCCGATGACGGCGAGGTTGGAGTGCAGATAGGCCTTTTCCGCCGTCATGCGGATGTCGTCGCGGATATAGGCGATGTTCGGCGTGGTGAGGATGATGTCCCAGTTGAAATGCCGGTGCCGGGTCCAGGCATCCAGCCAGCCCATGGGCCGCCCGGCTGCCTTGGCCGCTTCCGGGCCGTCCGGGAAGTCGAAGCGCTTGAGGTCGGCTTCGCGCCAGGACTTCAGAAAGATCAGTTGGGTTTCGTCGAAAATGATGAACGCGCCACGCGGCGCCCACATGAACCAGGTGCGCATCTTTTCCATGTCATCCAGGTCCTCGAGGTCGAGGTTGATGACGTCGCAACTGGAGGGCGCCTCCGGCATCACCTGGAAGATCCGTTCGCGGGTCAGGCCGCGCACGTTGGTGATGATGACGCGGCCCTTCTTGATCGCGGGGATCAGGTCATCTTGGATCGCGCCGGAGGTCTTGTAGGAGCCGTTCGGGCCGTGATGAATCTTGATCGCCATGTCACTTACCTATGAAGGGGATGAAGGACATGGAGAAGCGCGTACCGATGGCGGCGAAGATCATGTTCACCGCGTCCGGCAGGCCGAAGAACGCCAGCAGCGAGCGCAGGTCGCCGTCCAGGGACGAGTAATAGGACGTGATGGTCGAGCCGATACCGATGCCGCCGACGACCTCCTTGAAGGCCTTGTAGCCGATTTCCGCGACGAACAATTGCATCTCGAACCAGCCCTTGATGGCCATCTTGGTCAGCAGGACAAAGGCGTCGGTGACAAAGTCATAGACACCGCTGTAGAGGAAGTCCCAGAGGGATTGCATCCAGGCGAGAATGTCGGAGAGAAAGGGAATGTCCATGGCGTTTCCTCAGGAGCGATAGAAAACGATCCATCCGGCCAGCATCGCGGCGATGAACAGCACCACGTAGCGGATGACGGAGAGTTCTTTGGCGTATTCGGTCAGACAGACGTCGAAGCGTTGGCCGAGGGCGGTAAAGTCCCAACACGGCAGGGAGCCGCCGCCGGTGCCCAGGTGAATATCGAACTTGGAAGCAAGGACGCTTTCGAACTTGCCTTGCAGTTCCTGGAAGTCCTTTTGCGCCTTGGCAATGGCGTCGTCGTATTCCTTGATGGTCTTGTCGAAGGAACCTTGCTTCGGCTCTTTCAGGCCGCCCCCGCCGGAGCCGTCGCCGCCATCGCTACCAGCGCCGCCGTCGGAACCAGAACCGTCACCATCGCCGCCGCTGTTGCCATCGCCATCGCCATTGCCGTCGGGAGGGTTGCCGCCACCGCCGCCACCACCTCCACCGCCACCACTGGAGCCGTTGTCGCCGCCACCGGGCTTGGTGCCGCCGTCGCTTCCACCGTCGCCGCCGGGCGGGTTGCTGCCACCATCGCCCCCGGTGCCGCCGTCACCACCCGGAGGCGGACCGTCGCCCGGCCCCACGTCGCAGCCGAAGGCACAGGAGCCATTGGAGGTGAACCAGTTGCCGGTGAACGAGCCGATGACCCGGCAGAAGGTTCCACCGGTTTCGCCCTCAGCGGGGCCGATACAGCCGTCAATCGCGCTGACGGCAATCTCGCAGCCGAGGTAGTTGATGAAGCGAGGAATGGGCGCTTGGTGGCCGCCCTTTTCATACAGCGAGCCCTGGAGAATCTTGCACTTGTTCTCCTTACACTCGCCGGTCTCTTTGTTGTATTCGGTGTCGGCTGGACAGGAGTCACCCGAGCGAAAAAGCCTCCAGTTATCGCAGTCCGAACACTCCCTAACGTTGTTCGGATTGTTTCGATCAACATACTTGACGTAACAAAAGCCCTCGGCTCCATTCAAACGTGCCACATGGGCCTCGACGAATTGCCAGGACGAGTTTCTATCCGCGAGGACCCGAGCGGCTTCGCATGCAGCTGCGGCACTAGGCTCTGCCACGTCATATCCGGCGACCTTCCAAGAATAGGGCGCCGCACTCAAGCCGGAGCAACCCAGCCCCAAGCACAGCAAAAAGAGCCACGTCAGCCGATTCCTCATAACGTTCCCCGTTCAGCAAAAAAGCCCCCTGCCGGAAACTCCGGAGGGGGCTTCCGTTTCGGTCGCCACTACTGGTATTGCCCGACCTTGAGCCCTGAAATCAGGGAATAGGCCATGAACGCACCCAGCATGAGAGACCAGATCACGTCAGGCCTTGCGCATCGCGCCGATAACCAGGGCGAGGCCGACCAGCACCGCCACGGCGGCGATCACCAGCTTGGCCACGGACGAGCCGTCGGTGCCGGCTTGGGTCAGCACTTCCTTGGTGGTTTCGTCGATCAGCGAGTCGGCGAAGGAGACGTTGGCCACGGCCAGGCCGACGGTGGCGATGGAAGCGTTGCGGAACAGGGTTTTCATTTTTTCCATGATTGGAACCTCATTAATTGCGCGCTTTGCGCATGGCGGAAATGATCAAGCCAGCCCCCAAACCAACGGCGAACAGCCCGATGGTCCCGGCGAAGCCGAGGCGGAAGGCCGACGGGTCGAAACCACCCATCAGCAGAGTCAAATAGCCCTCTGCCTCAGGCGGCAGCAGGTAGGTCTGTATCCACTCAAGGTGCGTACAGCCGACCGTGCCGTCCGCGTTCTGGACCCAGGTCTTGCACACTTGAACCGATACAGAGCCTTCCATTCGTGCAGTCCTCAAACAGCCAGGGAGGCCGCTAGGCCGTCGATCCAGCCCCAGGCGTAGCCGGTGGCCAGACCTACCGCGAACAGCGAGAGATAGCGGAGCATCGCGGCCTCCTACGGCTTACGCCTTGGCGTCCGGGGACTTGTCTTGTTTGTCCTGGCCCTGCGGCTGCTGGGCCGGACGCGGGGCTTGGACCTGTGCTTGCGGGCGGGCCGGGGCTTGGGCGGTCGGCGCCATCGGCTTGCCGCCCACGGCCAGCAGATCCACAAGGACCTGGGTATTGGTGATGTTGCCGAAGCGATCCTTGGTCGGGCGGACCACGCTGGCGAACTTGCAGAGCACCGGCTGGCCTTCGAAGACGATGGCGTCCAGCAGGGTTGGCTCGATGTTGTATTCGCTGATCTCGAAGCCCTTGGCGTTGCCACGGGCACCTTCCGGGATCGGGGCGATGGACTGGACCGAGGCGTAGATTTCCCCGGTCTTGGTCGAGGTATAGGTGTCGGTCTTGGTGACCCACAGTTCGACGACGCCGCCTTGGGTTGCAAACATGTTCATCGGTGTTTCTCCTTCAATTCGCCTATTTCGGCGTGAGTTGTCCCGCTGCTGCAAATTCGGCTGTTTCGCCTTCATTCAGCGGTGTTGGGTGAAAAGTGATGTGTCGGGCGATCCCTTCGGGCCGGGCTCTATTCGCTAGCGAACCAAGCCAACCACAGGTGTTCGTCTCGGCCCATTCGAGTAACGGTCCCTATCGCAACGTCGTCGCCGACGGCCAAGGGGAACGCTTCCCCTTGGAACCCGCAGAGCAACACCAAGGGCTCTGCCCTTGTCATCCCGCTCTTGCCGCAGAGGGCTCGGGAGCGCGGGGCGGAGGAGCTGCCCCACACTCCCCAGCGGAGGCTGTTTCAGGGGGGAGGCGTTCAAGGGTGCGCTGCGCCCGTGCTTCCGTTCGCCGGAACGGTGAAGCTGTTCCGACGAGCCGGGAGCGCGGCCCTTGACCGGATCGGCCAAGGTGCGGGCGGCTTGGATCAAGCAGAGCAGGAGCAGCGCTTTCAGGGTGTCAGCGAGCATGGGTCAGCCCTCCAGTTGGAATGCTTCGCGCACGGGCACGAAGGGCGTGGGTTTCCCGCTGTCGTACACAACGTGCCAGTACTTCGGCGGACGCCGGGACGGGTCGTGTTTCGCGCAGAAGGAACGGGGACGGCAGAGCCAACGACCATCTTCCAGATAGGGCAGCCCAGGGGGCCGGCAGTCCGGACACGGCGACGGGCTGTGCAATGGGATGGCCTGCCTTGCGGACCAGCACACAGAGCAGGCGCAGTCCGGGGCGTGGGTTTGGCGCAAGTAATTCGGAGACGACATGGTCAGCTTCCTCCTTATCTTGGCGAGCACGGCCCCAGGCGAGAGCTTCAACCCGCAGGTCGGTCAGATAGGATTCTTCCGGTTGGGAGAGGTAGCCGGCGTCCATGAGGCCATCGATCAGCATCAGGGCGCGGTCGAAGGGTTCGCTAGGGTGCTGTGCCGTTTGCAGCAGATAACCTTCCAAGAAGGTCAGCAGCGCATGGATAGGGTTGCCTGACAGCATCAGAACTCCTCCTTTTCCATCAGCTGACGGGTGAAGAGCGCAACATTGACCATCACGTGCTTACCGATCTTGTGCGCGGGGAGATAGCCCTTACGAATCCATCCACGGACGGTTTCGTGGTCTTCCCCCATGCCAATCCAGTTCGCGAAGTCCCGCCACGGCAACACCGGGGGCGCCGCGCGAAGGTCTTGAGCCTTGATTTCTTCCACTTCCATGGCCTTTGCTGCACTATGTTGGACAATGTTGGATAGTGGCTTGAGTCATTTTGACTTAAGCTGATTTGAATCTTATTTGGCTTAAGTCAATTTGACTAGAGCTTATTTAGATGAATTAGTTATGATAAAGCAGCGCGTTATAGCCATCCTTGCGTGGTCGGACATTCGGCTGCCTAAGCTCGAAGAACTGACGGGGATCAGTCGCTACACCTGGAGCAACCTTAAGAATCCGTCCAAGAGCCGGGAAATTAAGGAGGAAGAGATACTCGCCATCGCCAAGGTCTTTCCGCAGTTCCGTTGGTGGCTACTCACTGGTGAGGTAATGCCTGATATAGGCCAGACCAGCCCCGAGTACGAAGAGACCAATCGAAACTTGACCAGTCAAAGCGCGGGATAGCGATCACACAGGAAGTGGCTAGGCGTTGGTATGCCCGGACGATGAAGAAGTAGAAGATGGCACTTGAATGGATACCGCATAACAACACTTCCAACGTGCAATGTTTTTGAGGCCACTAGAGCCGAAAAGGAAGAAGAGGCCGGAAAAATGGATTATCTAAAAATCCATAATAGATGTCCGATCTAAAGAGCAAGATTCTGTATATTTATATAAATTGACTTTAGGGCTATAGATATGTCTACGCGGTCAATGGATAAGATGCGTGATGACTATATAGAATGTATGGGTAGTGAGCTTGGTTCTGTTTTCTACGAGTTATCTAGAAAATTGGTTCAGCTTCATGTTGTTTGGCAACAATATAGACAACTGTTCGGGGATAGCGAAGCTACTATAGCTTTGCTTAATAGAGCAGCTGGCCTTTTTTTCAGAATAGTGCAGGACGAGCTATGGGATAGTGTGCTGCTTGGCATATCAAGGATGACCGACCCGCCAGCAATGAGAAAGAATAAAAATCTAACAATTCAATCTATTCCTTTATTGATTAAAGATGAATCTGTTCGCAGTCAAGTAGAAGTTCTCTGCAATAAAGCTATTGCAATAGCTGAGTTCGCCAGAGAACATCGCAACAAAAGAATTGCCCACCAAGATCATGAGCACGTACTTAGCAGTGAAACATCCGCTTTAAGTGGTATAAGCAGGAAGCAAGTCGAAGAAATGTTATCGGCTTTGCGAGATGTTCTTAACTTTCTAGAAAAGCATTACCGGGACAGTACCGTACTGTACGAACAGTTTATAGATGAAAGTGGAGCAAGAGTTCTGGTACAAAAGTTAGAAAGACTGGAGCGTTTGCAGCGATAGTCGCTGTTAAAGTGCGAATTGTTAGAGCTTACATACCATAGAGATTATTATGAAGTTTAAGCCTAGAAATTTACGTGCTATAGCTGAAATGATAATTGGGGATGCCGACTATTTTCCCTATAGGTCGAGTAGCTATATAACAAAATTCTTTGAAGAATGCGATCTAGAATATAGGCATGACGGCAGTACGAGGTGGCAATGGACTTCTGAAAGGCTCAGTGAACTTTTAAATGAGCCGCAACCAACTGCTTATAGCCTGCCAGAAAGGTTTATGCATGTTCTGAGAGTGTTAATGCACAAGTCAGATGCTGAACCAGGAGATGAAGGCCGGAGCATGGCTCTAAACTTGTTAAATCAGCCGTTAAAGCGAGAGGGATATGAAGCGTACTATGATGAAGATGACCTGTTACATGTTAGACATGTGGGGACAAAAATTATCTCGACTGCTGGGAATCCGCATCGACCATTTACCCCTAGTGAAATAGAGCGTCGAGAAAAGCTCTCTGAATATCTTAAGAAATGCTCAGAGGATGAACTTATAGAGGAGGTACTACTTCCGCTGTTTAGGCAGTTAGGGTACCACAGAATTACAGCAGCCGGTCACAAAGATAAGTCCCTGGAGTATGGGAAAGATTTATGGATGCGCTACGTTCTACCTACGCAACACGTTATTTATTTTGGAATTCAAGCCAAGATTGGAAAATTAGATGCGGCAGGTATGACAAAAGGGAGTAATGCAAATGTATCCGAGATATACCAGCAAGCATTAATGATGCTCGGGCATGAAATATTTGACTCAGAAACTAGTAGGAGGGTGCTGGTTGACCATGCCTTCATAGTTTCAGCAGGTGAGATAACAAAGCAAGCTAGGAATTGGCTTGGTGAAAGATTGGATGCTACAAAGCGAAGCCAGATAATGTTTATGGATCGTGATGATATATTGAATCTATATACAGCTAATGGAGTTCCTTTGCCTGCCGGGGCTGATCCCAAAAAAAACTCATTAAGCTTTTTAGATGAGGACATTCCATTTTAGAGTTTGATTTTTATTAATGCATTGCAATTTTTGATATGATAGTGTCGAAAAAATGTCGCAGTCGCTGTCCAACAATGACCAGCAAAGTCGACTTTTCTTGATTATAACTCTTTGATTTTCCTTTAATTATCCAGCATAGGCCAAATAATCCCACCCTAAAAATAGGGTTCAATACACCACCAACTCTATCCCTGACAGAGTTAGGACGCAGGTTAGTGACGGATGCACAGCTTACGTTGGCTTGACCTCATAATCCTGTGTCGAAAAAGTGTCGAAATCACTGGCTAACAATGGCCAGTTATGACCACATGATGAATCCCAACACAAGCTCCCCACCCAGCATTGCCTAGCGTTGGCCAGTTATGACCAACACCCCAAACGGCTCTGCACTTCTACGCACAAAGCGACGCCGACCCCAGCCCCTCCCGACGCCCGATGCTAGTCTTGCCCCATGACTCCCGACCTCGACCACCGCCTCGACCTCGCCGGGCAGATCCTCTGCCTGCTGCGCGAGCATCCCGAGGGGCTTTCCGAATACCAGTTGATCCAGCTGCTGAAGGCCCGCCATTCGACGCATATCCCCCATCGCGAACTGGCCGACAAGCTGGTGCTGTTCCGCACCCATTTCCTCCTGTTCAACGCGCTCTACCACCTGCGCGACCACCTCTGGGCCGAGCGCGAGGCGCACCTGGAGATCAGCCCGCTGAGCCTGCGCCTGCATCCTTACGTGGATGGCACGCAGGCGCTGGAACAGGGCGATCCGCTGCGCGACTACTACCTCGACCTGCGTCACCTGGGGGAGACCAGCGAGGCCGACGTCGAGCGGCTGCTGCAGAGTTTCTGGACGCGCATGCAGGGCAGCGAGGAGAAGGCCGCCGCCCTCGCCCTGTTCGAGCTGGAAGGCGCGGTCGACTATCCCGCCATCAAGCTGCGCTACCGGCAACTGGTCAGCCAGCACCATCCCGACCGCGGCGGCAGCACTGCGCGCCTGCAATCGATCAACAAGGCGATGGAAATACTGCAACGCTATTACAGCCGGCCGTGAAGCTTCGATTTGCTCTAACCCCGCGAGCGACGCGGGCTCGGGCCGTTCCTATACTGCGACATAAGGTCGCATAGGTCGGCCGAGCACCGGGTGGCGCTGTCCATGCGCGCCCGGCGCTTCGCTGGGGGGCGACCACATAAGAACGAGGAGGAAACGGCATGATCCATCATGTATGGGGGCTCTTCACCCATCCCGATCAGGAATGGCAGGAAATCCGTGGCGAAGAAGAAAGCATCAGCCACATGTACCTGACCCACATCCTGATCCTGGCTGCCATTCCGGCGATTTCCGCCTATATCGGCACGACCCAGGTCGGCTGGGTGGTCGGCGGCGGCGATCCGGTCAAGTTGACCCAGGCCAGCGCGTTGCAGATGACGGTCCTCACCTACCTGGCGATGCTCGCCGGGGTGGCGGTGATGGGCGCGTTCATCCACTGGATGGCGCGGACCTACGACGCCAACCCGAGCCTGACCCAGTGCATCGTGTTCGCCGCCTACAACGCCACGCCGCTGTTCATCGCCGGGCTGGCGGCGCTGTATCCGCACCTCTGGCTGGGAATGATCGTCGGGGTGGCGGCGATCAGCTACACGGTCTACCTGCTCTACGTGGGGATTCCCACCTTCATGAACATCCACAAGGACGAAGGCTTCCTGTTCTCCAGCTCGGTGCTGGCGGTGGGCCTGGTGGTGCTGGTGGCGATGATCGCCCTGTCGGTGATCCTCTGGGGCAGCGGGGTCGGCCCGGAATACACCAGCTGA